GCTCTATAGCCTGCATACGGTCAGCGTATGCCTTCGTTCCCGGCCTAATGCCTGCTGCTATCAGATCAGAATTGGCTTGGTCAGTCTGTTGCGCGTAATCCTCGTTCGCCCTTCCCATCATTGCGTCTATCACGCTCTGGCGCGTTGCGTCGTAACTTCCCGGCATAGCGGGAGCGCCGGACAGGTCTAGTTGTTTCCCTATGACGCCCTGTAACGCGGTCGCGCCCTGAATACCTAGATCACCTAACAGCCCCTTAGTCTGGTTGCTCTTGTCAAAGAGAGCTTGTTGCTCAGGACTGAACTTCTGCGTGATTGTGGGGATTAGCCCATCGCCAGCAGTCGTAAAAGCGTTTCTATCAGGGGCTACGGGGGCTGGCCCTCTATCCCCGCCGAAGAATGAACCGAACTGGTGGCCGGCGCCTGTGCCTGAGTTGTATGCAGACAGAGCCGTAGTGTACTTGGCTAACGCATCGTTATACCCCGTCGCGTCAAAAGTAGGGGAGTCGTTATACGATACTGTTTGAGTGCCGTAGGGGTTTATTACATTGGGATTGTTTAGCTTGGCTGATGCAATAGCGGCGTCCTTATTGGCTGCGCCTTGTGCTGTTGCTGCTGCCGCATAGTCAGGGGCCGGGGGTGGCGATGGAGCGCACATAGTAAATCCTTATAAGTTGGAAGTTGTTTGTACGCTGTCGGCGCTGAACTGTTTGCTGTACTGCTTTGCTACTTCTTTGTATCCGCGAAGCTCTAGGATACGCCCCGCGTTGTTAGTGAGTTTTGCGGTCATCATTACTTCGACCGCTCCGCGCTTGCGACACTCATCCTCTGCAAACTTCAGGAGGTTAAGAGCGTTTCTTCCTTTGCGATGAGATGGAAGTAGAAAGTATGTATCCTCTGTTGCGATAACCTTTTGCGTATGCATGGATGGCATGACAAACATAATGGCATACCCAACCATCTCACCCTTGTCACGTGCTATACACATGAACAGACAGCCCGCTTTTTCGTACTGGACATACCTATCGTACGATGGGGCGAACTTCTGCCCATGCCTGTACATCTCCGTTTCGTGCCAGTGATCCACGGCAAGGCGTATCATTTCATTCCAATTCTCTTCCAGCGACTCTACCGCTAACTCCATCTATAACACCCCGCCGCGCTCAAAGACGTAATCACAGCTAAGCCATTGAACGGTTAAATAGTTTGTGGATATTTGAATCTTCCCCGCTGCGCTATAGCCTGACCATTCGCTAGGGCTTGTCCAGTTTTTCACTACATCCAGGCCTCCTGCCCAATAGGATGAATCCCACAAGGATGTATCCCATACCGCGCCATTGGAGACTGTGTAGGTTGCTGCTCCCGTTATCGCGTCATCCTTGAAGTCAACGTCTATATCCGTGAGGAAGCTGATGTTTCCGTTAACCGCAAGGACTGGCCTAAACAGGCTGAACCGCTTTTGCTGTGACTGGCTATCGAAGTAACTAAACGCAGTCTTGCCGTAAGCAACGATATCGTTTGAGCCGTCTATCTGGCCCGTCCACGCCTTATACACAGCAGTTCCAGACGCGTAGTACAACTCCCCGTTGAATAGCGCGAAATCCTCTGCGTTCCATGCTGTGAACCTACACCACGCCTTAGTGATGGTATTCATGGCGTACTGCTCATGCGTCCCATCTTCAGCAACAGGAACATTCACGATTAACGCGCTTTGGGCGGGGTAGACAATTGACTTCCAGCCGAAATTAGAACCGTAGTTCCGGGCTGAGCTGGTGAATGTTGGCTCTATCTTGAAGGACAGCGCCATCTTGTAATCAATTGACGCGGACTGCATTGCAGCAGACATAGGGAATGTTCCGTTCTCAGTCAGGATAATTAAATCCCCGCCGTACTGAGTCAGACACCGCCTGCCTAGCGGCCTGCCAACGAAGTACGCCCCGACCTTTGCCCATGACGTAGCACTTGATGGGTTATTGCCTTGATAAACAATAGCTTCACCCTCTGACGTGACGAATACAGCAACATCATCTTGTCCGTCCCCTGCGTCCCGCGTCCAGTTTGCCATGCCTACTAGATACCCGCCGCGCTTGCACTCAGCAGATAGATCAATCTCAGTTAACGCCCCGCCTGCCGCACCCGCTGTCAGATACCAGAATGAAAGGCTGTCTTTCTCTATGAAAAACAAGCGTCCCTTGTAAACATTCAGGCCGATTATCTTTGTTGTCGTTAGGCCAGTAAGGGCGGGAGTGCTTACGCCGTCAACCGCCGTCCATGTCGTGCCATCGTAATACAGGGGCTTGTCTACCCCGTTGACCATGATGAGCCAGTTACTTGTTCCATCCCCGAACATAGACCATTGATACTTGCCGTTCGTAGGAGTGGCTACAGAAGCCGCTACAGCGCCCGAACTTGATACGTCATACACTCCTGAAGCAGTAGCACAGAACATCTTATTGGTGCCTGAGAGCGCGTTATAGACTGCAAGAGTCTTGCCGTTACCCGTCATTCCGGTTGCATGGCTTGCGTACCCGCCGCGTATCTCACAGTACGATGTCTGCGGGAACCAGTTATCTAGGGCTACCGCGTCTATAGGCTTCATTTCCGCAAGAGCGTCCCTTGTGTTCCAACCCCCTACGGGAGCAGGGATAGACTTGACAGAAGAGACTTGTGAGCGGGGAGCAGCACCTTTACCTCTTAAAGGGACTCTCATAGCGCCCAACTGCCTGAGGGGATAAACACGTTAGGCCCAACTTCACGCCTGTTGCCGTCCATGCTCAATACTCTCTTGCCGCCGTCACGCCCCAAAGCGTCCTTTACCTGCATTTCATAGGTGCGGAATAGCTCTGCATAGTCCAGCCCCTTTTCTCTCAGCCAACGCCAGCGCAAGCCCATTAGAAACAACTCTTCGGGGAGCAGGACAGTATCCGTATCCAGAGTGAAGTAGTTTTTGTATGTCGTTCCGTCAGCCGCTAAAATCCAGTTTTTGGAGATGTACTCGAATGCCCATGACTCGCCAGCGGATGGGGTAGGGGTGACTAACAGCTTGCCGCCGCGCAAGCGATAGAAGTACTTGGGGCCTGTACTGGACAGGGCTTTTGTGGCCTGCCATGACTCAGCGTCTAACGGGCCTTCTATCCTCAGTCCGTTCGTTCTATTGAAGAACGTTCCGTCCTTGATGTACCTGTAACCATTAGTGGCTATGGACGTGATGGAGCCTTGATCCTCTGCCGCCGTGGTTGTGTGCGCAGCCTCAAGCGTCAATCCTTCCCATGCGCCACGAGAAGCAAGGTCATTGCCCTCCTCTTCGATTAGGGCCGCTATCTGCAATACTTGCGCGTCACTGCTTCCGAGTACCGTAGAGGGTTGGGGGAGTCCAGTCCTAAGACAGAACCGCTGCGCTATCGTTAGGACTGTCATCTATTACTCCGCAAGTGCTTTAATAATGGTTTCCCGCTTCATTGCGTGATGCGGGGCTTTGCCGAACTTCGCTATGTACTGGTTGCGCAGAGAGTCATCTTCATCAATTACGCTAGATATAACAGGAGCCTGCGCTTGACTGTTCGCGGAATGGATGAATGTTTCCATCTGCTTTGCAAGGGCTTCAACTTGACTTTTCAGGGCTTGATTCTCAGCCTTCAACGCAGCGTGTTCCTGAGTAAGCATTCCCTTGTCCTCAAGCTGCCTGAGCCATGCGGTAGCCTTGTGTTTCAGGTCTACGCCGCCCATGCCGATACGCCGGATACCTTCATCGTTGAGTTTGGCTAAATCCTCTACCGTGAGGATATTGAGGCCAATGAGGTTCTTTGCCTGAGCAGGACTGATAACGCCCCATCCCTTAATTGGAGTGCCGTTTACGGGAATTTCTTCACCGCGCTTCCAGTGTTCGTAGCTCTCTTTATATCGCTCTAGCCACGCTTGCGGCATACGGGACTCTCTTACGCTTCTATGCAGTCCCTTGAACCATTCGTCTACGTTGTGAACCATTACGTCACGCGATCCAGGCGGCGTAATCAATGCAACGTCTACATCCTTTTCCATGTACCGGCCTTGCTCAAGACTTGCATTGCGATCTTCTATCCCGCGACGTTCAAAACGAACCAAAGGGGGGCGCTCAGTCGTATCAACCATTCCAACTACGGACACTATTATTCTCCTGTAAGGTTTTGCGGTAAGCTCTGTAAGAACTCACTGGAAAACCTCCCCCGAAGGGGAGGGGGTTACTACCGGGGGCAGGTCAGCATTACGATCTTTGCGGAAGCGTCAATAGCAATC